TGGAATTGCGCCGGGTCATGATCGCTTGGATCAGCCCGAGCAATTCCGAGAACGTGATGCTGACCGTCGCGGTCGCGCCGAGCGGCAGGATGTTGAACGGCCCGACCGAGCCGGTGATTGCCGATGCTGGCGGGATCGAGATCGCCGGAGTGTCGTAGTGCGAGATCGCGACGCCGGGAAGCGAGTTCAACAGAGTGGCCGTGACCGGCGAGCCGCTGGTTCCCGCGAGCACGATCCAATCATTCGCACCGGCCGCCGGAATCACCATCATGTGCCCGGAGCCGGTGTCGTAGAAAAATGACCGATAGCTCGCGCCAAGGTCGATGGTCATCAACGGGTAGTAGTAGGCATTGATGTAGTTGACGATGTAAGCGTTGATGTTGCCGACCAGTGCCGACAATTCATTGTTGATGTCGGTCGGCAGCGAGGCGCCGAAGCGCGACGTGACCTGCCCGAATGCGGTGTTGATGTTGTTGACGAGAGCGGTGAGGACGGTGCCGCTTCCCGGTCCGACCGATGAGCCGAGCCCTTCGATTGCCTGCTGCGAATAGGCCGCCACCGCCTCGTCGCTCGTATCCCAGGTCAGCGCACCGGCTGCGATGGTGTAACTGATCGGCGCGAGCCGGTGCGCTGCGAACAGCGTGTCGACCAGATCGCATTGCACCTTCTGTGCCTGCGCCACCGTGATGCCCGCGAGCCGCGTCATGAATTGCTGCATGAACGGGCAGTACGGCGTCACGTCGATGAAATTCACCCGCAGCCGCGGGCGGTCGTTGTACTCGATCTCACCGAGATTGCCGTCGCGCCACTCGACGTGCTCGATGTTGGCGGCGAGTGCCGAGAAGTCCATGCCGACGACATTCGTGTTGTCGACCGACATCGCGCCGACGCCGCGGGCCATCCAGAAGCGCATCAGCGGAAAATCTCGTCTGCGCGCGTCTGCGTGAGGACGTGGTCGGCGACGAGCCCCGTCTTCAGCACGCAGCTTTCCTCCTGGTCGAGATAGACCGTACCGGCGGCCACGGCGATGTCCCATTGCCGCGCCAGCCCGATCCGTCCGGCGCGCGTGTCGAAGTTGCGCCGCTGGAGCAATCGCAGATATTCCTCATCGCTCCAGCGCCGAAGGAAGTCCGCCATCGGCAACGCATTCGGTCGATACGACAACTCGGCAAGCACCGGCAGCGCACCGCGCGCCGACGAGCCGCCGCCACTGCCCGTGTCGGCGTCCTGCACGACCGTGATCGGCATGGTCGAGTGACAGCCGCTCTCATCGATCCAGATGCGGAAGTCCTCGTAGCGGATGTGAACGTGGTCGCTGGTGCAGCGCGTCGACTTGTTCTCGTTCTCGAAGTAGGTCAGCGATTCGTTCGGCCGCACGCTCGTATGCCCGTTGCCGTTCTTGGAGTGGATGTCGCCGGAAGTCATGTCGACGAAGGTGTTCGAGTCCTCCTTGTGCAGCGACTTCTGACCCTTCTTCTTCTGCTGTTGCTGTTGCTGGCCCGCACCGCCGCCGCTGCTGCCGCCAGCGGCGAAAGCCGCTGCCGCGGGCGCGCCGGTATCGGTCTGTGCGCTCTGCTGCTGGTCGTCGTTCTTGTTGTCGACGAGTTGCAGCCGCATCTTCTTCTTCGTGTTGCCGGTCATGAACCAGCCGTCCTCGGTGTTGAGGAGTTGCTGGCCCCACTTGCGCAGACCAAACATCGCGGACGCGCCCTTCGCGGCGTCCTTGGCAAGGCCGATGAGCCGGTGCCGCCGGTCATCCATCACCGCCATCATCGGGAAGGCCGGATTGCCGCCCATGTGCGAGATGAAGCCCTCGGCGCAGTCGGTGATCTTGCCGTTCTCCTTGTCGGCGTCGGCGCACACCGATGTGAAGCCGTAGTTTTGCGGCGCCTCCATCGCCGGAAACATCTCGCTGGCAAAGCCGCCGGTATTCACCGCCTCCTGCATGAACTTGTCATCGTCAATCGTGTCGATCATGGCGCGGCCGCCGCCAGCCGCGTGCGCGCGAAACGATGTCGAGGCAGGCGTCGCGAGATGCATGGCTACTCCTCTGGAGCGGGCACGCTCGCTACCGCGGGCGCGGGCGGCGGTGCCGGTGTTGCCGGTGTCGGCGGCGTCGGATTGACCGGACGGGTCTCTTGCACTGGCGGCGCCGGAAGTCCCGCCCTACCAGCGCCGGGCGGCGGTACGCTGTAGTCCTGCAAATACCACGGTGCGACGCAATCGAGCGTGGTGCGCGATCCCGACGAGCGGTCCTGCGTGAACGTCACCGAGCGCAGCGCCAGAAGCTCATTCGGCAGCATCGCCATCGGCGATTGAATGACCACATCCTGGCCCGCTTCCCACAGCTTGCCGTAGCGCGTGAAGAAGCCCTGAACGAGGATGGTCGCCTCGATGATCGTCCCCTCGTGCCATGTCGCCTCGTACTGGTTGCGGAGATCGACCTCACGCTTTGTCCAGACCGGATGCTCGATTGGAGTCATCAGCGGGCTGTATATTTTCAGCGTGTTCGAATCGATGGGCTGCGATTCCTGTTGTGCCGCATCCGCTGGCGAGCCCTCGTCCGACCGGCCGGTCTGCCCGCGCGTCATGTACTTGCTGTAGACCTTCGTCACATCGATCAGCGCTTGGCAACTGAGGATGTTGACGCCCTCCTCCAGTCGATCAATGCCCTGCGACGGCCCAATGGCGTCGTTCCAGTGCGGCCCGATCAGCAGAATGTTGCCGAAGACATCGGCACCGAGAACCACCTTGCGATCAGGCGCCAGCCGCGAGAGAAATTGCCAGACCGTCTCCCCGGTGTTGCTATTGATCCCCCTGTCCTTGTTGAACGGCGTCGGATCGATCTCGCCGATGACTCGCGGCTTGGAGTCGAACGGCGCGAGAACCTGCTGCGCAATCGAGACGAAGCCGCCCTTGAAGTTCTGCGTCGGATGGATGATCGAGCCACGAAACGCAAACCATTGAATGCCGACGCCCTGAATCGCGACGCCATGGCTGTTCGCATCGTATGCCGTCTGCCGCACCGTGACGACGCCGGTTATCGCGATCTCGCCGCCGAGCTTGATCTTGACGAGGTCGCCCGGCGCAATCTGCAAGCGCGACCAAAGCTCCTCCATCGGGTCGCGCTCTGCCGTCGTCAGCCGGAACATCGGGACGCCTTCGCCCCACCGATGCTGAATCCATACCGTCTCCCAGTCGGTATAGATGCGGCCCGCGACCTCGACCTCGACAAGCTCCTCCGGATTTGCACCGGGCGAATTCGGTTGCGATTGAGCGTCGGCCATGGGCTCAATTCGACAGCGCTCGTCCGGTCATCAACATGAATGCCGGATGCACGACCTTGTTTTCATCCCGCAGTTCGTCGCCGCGTGACGCATCGGCGTAGAGCTTGTAGCCGACGACCATCGACGGCAGCGAGTCGTAGAAGCGATAGCGCAGCATGCGCGGCAGCGGCCGCGCCGTCTCGGTCAGATAGAAGATCGCCGCCGCGTGCAGGGCGATCAGCGCCGCGAATGCCGCCTGCGCCATGTCGTCGGCCGCGATCTCCTCCATCGGCACGAACGCATCGGTGATCACTTGCTTAACAGCATCGACATCGTTGCGGGACACGAACGTCGTCGTCGCAAGGATTTCACACTGCGTCGCCAGCGAGAACTCGATCAGCGCATTCTTGATGATGGTCGAGCCGACCGTCGTCGGCTTTTCGCTGACGGCAGCCTGCCGCACCAGATCGAGGTCCTGGAACGAGATGCCGGTGCCGCGGGCGAGGATGAATATCTTGCTGAGCGGCGGTCCCGACAGATCGTTGAGCAACAGGCTTTCCGCGTTGACGATGAAGTCGCCGATGGCGCGGCGCAGGTCCGAGCCCGGGCGCCCGCGTGTCGGCGACACGGTGAGCATCACCTTCAGCACGCGCGTGCATATTCCGGCCGCCTCGACTGCTTCGTTCTTGTACATCGCCCTAGCGGATGTTGATCAGGCCGCGGCGCGGCTGCGATGGGTTGACGGCACCGAGTTGGATTTGCCCGAGCACCTGATCCCGCAGGAATTGCGACTGCGACAGGAGGTTCTGCGTGGCCGTCGGCCCGGGCTTGAACGGCGGCGCGCCAAGCTCGACGAACGACATGTCGAAGACGACGTAGCCGCCGAAGCGCTGCTCCTCCGTCATCCGATAGCGCGAGCACACGA